GTCGGTAATTTGCTGGATAAGATCTAATGCTGTTGACCCTGTAATTGGAGCATCCCAATAGAAAGGCTCACAAACAACTGCGCCTTGTCCTGTTAAGTAAGAATAAGCAACACCGTTAACGTAGAAAATGTTTGAATTCAAAGTTATGGAATTGCCAACAACTTGTCCGTATCCAGCAATAGTAAGAATTTCAGCAATGCGGTCAGCTGATGTGTAATTCGTTGCGGTTGTTGGGAAACCGAGTTGAAGTAAAGAACCAGCACGATACCTTGAAAGAACTTCCGAAGAGTAAAGCGTAGAAGTATTGCTGTTGTTACTAATAATAATTTCGTCAATAATACAAGGACAAGTAGCAGCGTTTGATGAATCTGCTAAAGCGCTATTAGTCGCACCAATGTTGAGAGCCTGAGACCCATAAATAGTAACGTATGTTGACCATCCGTTGTAATAAGTTCCAGCCCATGAAATAGGGGTCATGGTTCCGTCTGCGTAAATACACAATTGGTTAGAAGAGTTGTTTACAAAACCAATGTGATGCCAGTAACCATTTCCTACCGTTACGTTTGAACGTATTACAGAATGTGCATTACCAATTCCTACGCCCGAAGAAACTGCGGCTATAGATGAGGTCAAATTTATTCTTGTTGAAGAACTGCTGTAAATTTCCCATTCACCGTTAAATGAAGCAGGAGTAAAACCAGTAAGTTTTAACCATTGTCCAGAAGAAAGATTATTACTCAACGCCGCTGATGCAAAAGAACCATTAAGTTGAATTAAGGAACCAGTTGAAGTGGCTGAAGCAATTGAACCGATTGATTGACCATAAAGCACCGCCTCAAGAACACCGGTTGGCGAAACCCACATTTGAACATTGGTTCCTGAATAAGCACCAGCTAAGACAGTTGTTATCTGAGTTCCGGCAGAGCCTCCGCCAAGAAACCAAAAATCCAATCCGCCAGAAATGGTGGCTGGAACGTCACTAATTGACATATAACCCGAAGGACTTGTAGAACCTCCGGCAAGGTCAACCGAACCGTTGTTGTCATACACCATTGCGCCGTTTGTCTGAAACGAAACAGCACCAAAATAGTAACCAGTACCAGAACCCTTTTGGTCGGCGGTATTCATTACTGTTGCGGTTCCACCGGTTCCGTTAATTCCAGCACCAGGGTTAAAGGCTAGGGTAAAAGAAGAAGCGGTTGGTGTTCCGTACACTTGGTAAGCAGATGTAGAACCAGTGTTAAGCGAAGCACCTGTAAGTGTTGAAAGCCCAACAACAGAAACGTATTGACCAGATTGAAAATTGTTGACTGCCGTGTAGTCCGTGTAGCCCACACCGTAAGCTACGGATGGACTTACCGCACCAGTAACAGAGGCTTGCGCCGTAACGTCACAACGATACCAATTTGTAGTTGACGTAGTGTTTGCATAAGTTGACCAAAAGTTAGCCGAAGCCATTTCTTTTAGGCTTAGGTATTTTGTCAGGTCAGAAGCGTTAATTCTTAATTCAGAGTTAAGAGCGTCAGTTATTACTTCTTGAACGCTGTCGGTAATTCCCCAAAAAATAGGGTAGGGAGTGGGTGTTGAACCAGTTGGATTCCAAGTTGCGGTAATAGCAATAGGATTGCGAGTGTCTAAGACAGATCCAGTGCCATTAACAGAACCGTTGGTAAAGAATCCATTACGGTTGTTGACTGTCATTAAAACAGTTGTTGCTTCAACTCGGTCAAGAAAGTGTTGCTTACCGGCGCGAGTTTGGAAATCTTGAACATAAGCAGATGCGTTTGTCCAGTAAGTGTTGCTTGCACCAGACGCAGGAAGAGTTTGTTGATTGGCGGTGAACAAAGTAGCGCCACTAGCCGTTGGGTTAAATGCTATGTAAACATCCAGCGTAGGTAAGGCTGCGAGTGTCATTATTGAACTCTTCTGGTCGTGTTCACCTGCAAGGTAGGAGGTTTGGTCTGGTTGTTAAGTTGCTTTTGCGCAGTAACACCAAACAAGTTTCCCTTGTTGCGAACGTCGTTTGTCATTGCAAGTCTAATAGCATCAGCAAGAATCTTCATGGCAGTTGGGTCACTTATAAGGGCCTGAGCAAGAACAGCAGGCTCAATGGCAATTTCAATGTCTGTTTCATTTTGCTGTGCCATAATTTCCCCTTAGTGAGTGACGTAGACTTTAATGCCAGTTTTTGTTTTAACAACTGTTTCAGTTACTTTTGATGCCGAACCGGTTAATGCCTTATTCCACCCAAATTGTATTTCTTGAAGGGTTGGAGCGTTTTGCAAAGCGTTCCACATTTGACTGATAGGAATAAGTGTTGCACCTGTTCCCGCTGAAGCTAAAGTAGGGTTTTTGAAAAAATCTTGTATTGATTTTGTAAATTTTTCCCAAATGGTTTCAGGTTCCGTAGAACCAGGCGTTCCTGGTTTGATTACTGTTGGGTCTTTTGCAGCTCTTAAACCTGCACCAACGGCAGTGTTGTAAGCAATTTCGGTAAGCAATTGAATTTGAGTAACACCTTGAACAATTTGTTCAGTTTGCGCCCCAGCACCAAAAAAAGTTTTAATTGTAGAAATTGATTTATTTATGTAACCAGCAATCTTAATTCCAACTGCTAGTGCAAAAGCGTCTTCCGCCCCTTTCCCAGCAATTTTTGTAATAAGTGGGTGCGATTGAAACCAAGTAATAACACCAGCGCCCCATTTCATTACATCTTGAACTTTAGGAAGCAAAGCATTTCCAAATGAAACAGCAATAGAAGAAGCGTATCCACTAAGACTTGACGCTTGAAAGTTTGCGGTTTTTACAACCTCTGCCCACCCCTGAACGTTCTTTTGATTGCCTTGCATCGCTTGACCAATTTTGTTTACTGAGTCTGCGTAGAAACCTAAGTGTTTGCCACCAAGAGCAAGACCAACTGACAATCCTGTAATGCCACCCATAATTGCTCGGTTGGCTGCAACATACTGAGGAGAGCCAACTGTGTAGTGTTGTTTGAGGTGGTCTTCAATTATTTTAAGTGCGTTGGCTACACCGTTTTTAGGATCAAGTAATGCAGTGTGAAGTTGACCAGCAGATACGCCAATATCTGCCATTACTTTTGAAGCCTTACCACCAGGGGCAGCAAGGCTAAGAAGTGCGTTTTTAATTTCCGCAACAGAGAATCGAGCCTGTTGACCAGATACGGTCATGGTTGCAATAGCACCGGCAACTTCCTTAAAAGGAATTCCGAGGTTTGCAGCGATAGGAAGAACTCGACCCATTGAGTAACCAAGCAATGTCATGTTGGTTTTACCAAGAGCAACAGTTTCAATAAGACCAGAGGTTACGTTTTTTGCTTGATTTGCACCATAGCCATAGTCGCGCATAACGGTAGTAGTTGCGGAAGCCATAGTAGCCATGTCGGTAAAACCGACTTTTGCACCTTCAGCCGCAGCCTTTAGAATCGTTAGGGCTTGTGCGCCGTGATAGCCAGCAGACTCAATGTAATACATTCCGTCGGCAAGTTTTTTAGGGGTTGAACCGACAGGCCCTGCTAAAGCAAGAATACCTTTGCGAATCATGTCAAGGTTTTTTACAGATTCGCCAGCGTCAGTAACCAAACGAGTAGTCGCAGATTGAAAGTCTGCTGCCATTTTAATAGAAACTGCACCAATGGCAACGCCAGCACCAATGATGTAATTTGCGGCCCTGTTCACTTTGGCACTTGTAGACATGGCGGTATCGCCAAAGCCTTTCATAATGCCGTCGGCTCGGCCCATCTGTCCTTCGTATTGGCGAATGTCAGCGAATAAACGCGCTACTACAGGTGGAAGAAAACCCATTATTTGACCTTACTCATAAGTAATTGAGCGCGTGTAATTGTTTCAACAAACTCTGTGGTGTTTGCAGTAAGTGTTATTAGAGGTAGTAGTGACATTATTCTAAGGCTGCTCGCCACTCCTCCATAGCTATTAGTTCAATTTCTTTTTCTGATTTTTGAAACCCTGGTTTTAAGTACGGATAGCCAACAGGGTATGGACTTTGAGTCATGCGAGAGGTTCCGTACTCAACGTAGCCTGCGTACTTTACGTCAGATTTAGGGCCGGTTTCCGACATCCAACCACCCTTACCTACTGGTCGAGGTGTACCAATCATTTGAATAGAATCTTTAAGATTTCCAGTTCGGTTTGTTGGGCTTGTTGGAACAGCAGGAACGCTCTTAGGTTGCGTTGGTCTGAATTCTCTTTTTGCGTTTTCTTTAATTACTTCCGCACCCTTAGTTACAATGTTTCTTGCAGCTAAGTCGGCTTTGGCAACATCTTTGTAAAGACCAGCGGAAAACTCGTTAATACCCGATACAATTACCTCAACTGGCATTGTTAACCTCATTAACCATTCCGTGAATAGCAATAAGCCATTCGGTTGTTTCTCTGGGTTGATTCAAAAAATCTTCGTGTGATCCGCCAAATTCTTTTCTGAATTTGTATTCTCTAAAAAGACTAGATAGTTCCGCATCAACCTCAGCGTCTTTGCCCCTTAGTGCTGCCTCCAGCCGCGCTAGTCGGCGGTAGGGGCTTTTGGGTCAATGTTTGGAGACAGGTCAATTTGTCCGTTAAATTCATCTGAACAAGCTGCTGCCAACGCTTCAAAGGTTGCTTTAGGCAAATCAAGAGCGCTGTCCGTTGTTGGCAAATCTCCAAATGACCATGACTTAACCATGCCAACAATTAGTTCTGCTTGGTAGCCGTCAAGGTTGTTCTGGTCTTCTTCTGAAATTTCAGAAAACACAGCCCATGTTTCAGGTTTGGAATCGTCAAAACCACTTGCTGTAAGTTTTGCAGCCGTACCAGCCGCCTTCATGTACGCGCGTGAGATGCTTCGAGCAATTCGCTCAGAGATTTCGTCACGCGAATACAAGATGGCTGACTGTCCATTTGGAAGGTTTATTGCTGGCATTTTATCCCCTTTGGGTTATTGTTTAGTAAGGCGTTGATGATGCGTTTACAATCGTTGCCTGGATTGGTGAGTAACCAGTCGTAGCGTCGGTTGCGTCTGCGTTTGCTGTAAATTCTACTTCAATTTCTGTGTATTCTTTTGAGCGAACGCGCTTGACGTTATAGAATTGTGCAGCGGTCATTGTGAAAGAAATACTGTGCTGAACAGATGAAGTTGAGTCGTTAGGGTCAGTGAGAGTAATTACTACTGCCTGTGGCGAGCGTGTAAGTGCTTCTGCGTTTGTTCCAGTTGACCATACATCTGTGCTTGAGTTTACAACCGCTGTGAACTTACCGGTTACTTCAATAGGCCCAGCAAAGTTTGTTAGAGGAGCCTGTGAACCCATTGTGAAAATAGGAGCAGTCTTGCGCTCAAGTTTCAATTCACCGGTTTGAATGTAGTTAAACGTAGTTCCGCCAACCGAGATTGTTGTATCCCAAGCAGGGATCATGTGTTCCGGGTTTGCAGGGAACGAAAGCGTTGTAAATGGAGCCGGTGGTGTGGTGTA